ATAAGTTTAGAATCGCGAGGTTGTTTAGAATAAAATGAAATTTGATATGTTACAATAGTATTGTAATCACACCCAGAGGACATCTGATCTTCCCAAACATAATCCCAAAAAACAACTCTTGGATAAACATTTGTTGCCAAATTAGAAGTAATCCCTTCATTAACTTGAATTTTTAATTTCTTTAAAAGATTTATCAATTCTTGCTTTTTCATGGTCTGTACATCTCCAATGTAATATCTGTTTCTAAAAAACCATCTTTATTTCTAAAATGAAATACATTGTATACACGATAATAATTATCATCTATCTTCAAAACACATTTTGAATCTATCATCTTATATTGTGGTATTCTAATTTTTGATGTTACCTCAACTCCATTTTGTTGAAGTTCTATCTTTGTTCTGTCACCTATGCTCAATTCTTTATAATACATACCCAAGTCCATATCTTTTAGATTCTCCAATGGATATGTATCATCACTTTCAATGATTTTATAAAGTCTAAAAAAACCATCATTATATACTGGTGGTTTCATATATCTATCCTACTTTTGACATTTGCCAAGAAAGCAATGTGTCTTTATAATTTACATGAAATTCTTGAACAATGCTATTAAAAGCATAGAATGTACAGTTTTTTATTAACATACGTGCTGTTAAATCATTGATATAATCTATATCGTTCACATACCTCAACAATTCATGATGAGATTCTTTTATAAGATTTTCCAATGTATTATCATCACAAAATAAAGGTATATGGAACTCATTTCTAAGTTCTTTAATGAGTTCCAGTATAATATTTTTATTATTCATTATTGCTAGATTCACCAGTATTAATTGTATTATGAACATCTACATTGACAAAATTAGGAATATATTCTTCAAGTTTAGTTGGGTCAAATACAACTGCAACATCATCATCTGTTGCTCTTCCATTGGCATAGCATTTTGAAATAATTACATCTGCATCATCTAATGCCTTTGTCTCTTTGTATTCATTTGTTTTCACTCCAGAAACACCATATGTATATTGCCCTTTAATAGTAAAAGCGGCTTTACCTTGTGGACAATTTGTTGTTGGATGTTTAATGATTGGAACAAATGATTTTTGCTCATATCCACCACCAAATTTTTCACCATATAATGCAGGATCAATATATTCAGCTTCATCTAAAGGATTACAAATCAAATGCAATTCTGTTACTTTTCTTTTTCCTTCATGTGTCAATTTTTTTCTAATAGGAGCTAATTGCTTTGGACTAAATCCTGTTAAATTTGTAATAACAGTTTTATCTTTGTGACTTCCATCTGCATTTACTGTTTCAATTTGTTTAAAAATACCAATTGGTTGCTCTACTCCATTTCCCAAAAGATATCCATATTCTAATCCATCATACATATTCATATTAAGTACTTCTCTAAAATATTTATCAACAAATTCTAATGATAGTTCTCTAATAGGTTTAGGTAATACCAACAATGTATATAATTTACCAAGTTCATAATTTAAAACACTTATCTCTCCACTAATTTCATCAGCAATTGAATCTGTTAATTTTGCCCATGCATACTTACCTGTTGAGCTTGCAACAATCCATTTTGTTACATTTGCTGGTCCAAAATTAACTAAATCTAATAAATCAGATTGTTCATGCAAATCTGCTAAAGTCATATCAATAATTGTTGTTGGAATAATATCAATTTGATTGGCTGTAACAGATTGCTTGATATCTGCTTTAACAAGATTTGTATAAAATTTTCTTTCTTCTTCATTCAAAGTTCTTAAGTGTAAACTTGCACGATACTCATCGTCATGTTTAGCTTTATTGCTTTCCTGAACAATTCTATTGGCTACAACTTCATTGTTTAAATCAACAATATCTTGCATACACTCAATAATAACTTTTGCTTTATCTTCTTTTTGTGCATCGTTAATTTTTTGAATAATATTTTCTACTTTCTTTTGTCTTTCTAATAATTTGTTACCCATGATTTTCCTCCTCTAAAAAAAATCTTCCCATGAATCAGAAGATTTTTGTTCTGTTGTTTTTTTATTTAATTCATTAATTTTTTCTTTCAGTTTTGCATTTTCAGCAGTAAGATTTAAATTCTTCATAATAGAATTACGTAAATAAAATTCACTATTTACATTTTGATGAACAATAGACTGCTCTATTACTTTTGTAGCAAACCCAAATTCAATGGCTTGATCAGCAGTAATCCAGCTTTCATTATCCATCATTTTCTTAATTTCATCTTCAGATAGATTTGATACTGTTTTATATGCCTCAATTGATGGTTGTGTAATAATCTCTAAATCATCTGCAATTTTTCTAAAATCATTAGCATTTCCAGAAGCAAAAGAACTTGCATTATGTATCATCAACAATGATGTTTTTGGCATGATTCTTTCTTTTCCGGCCATAAAAATAATACTTGCTGCACTACATGCAAATCCGTCATTAATTGTAGTGATATTTTTATTTGATGATTTAAGCAAATTGTATATAGCTAATCCACTTGCTACTGACCCACCATAAGAGTTAATTCTAATATTAATATTTTGTGTTTCAATATTAGATAAATCTTGAGCAAAATCATAAGCAGTCACATCACTTTCAATCCACTTATAATCCTCAATATCTCCATACACATATATTTCTGTAGTATTCTGATCAATTTTAGAAAGCTGATACCATCTTTTTTTCATTATTCTTCACCTCCTTTCGATATATCATCAACTTCACCATAATTCTTAGTTATGTTATGTTTATATGCCCATTCTTCATCAATAATAGGTTTACCAAACATTTCTAAGATTTCATTATGACTAAAGCCATCAGCAACAAGTTTATCAATTGCACTAGCATTTGATAAAATATCCCTATGTTTAGAATTTGATAAATCAAAAAAAATTTTATTTCCATTTAAAAAACTATTTTTATTCATCAAACAATAATTGAATGCATCATTAATCTGTTCAACAATGATTGATACTCCAAAAGTGATTAATTCATCAATCGCATCACTTTTTTCTGTTATCGTACCTAAAAAAGCATTTAATGGAATATTAAGTGCTAATGATACATTGGTAGCTGCTAGATTAAATATAGATTTTATTTCCTCTGTAGTGACATTGCACTCACTTTTAATTGCATCAAATTCCAATGAAGATGGCATGAGAATAACTGATGATTCAGCATTATTCATTTCATTTGACATCATTTGAGAATATTCATTGTTTGCTATAACCTTTCCATTACTATCCTGTAATCTAAGTCCATTTGGAATTTTCATTTTATATTTTGGTGACTTCTTTTTATAACCACTCATTGCAGCAATCATTAAATCAGCAATCTTGTCATTTACTGAATCAAGATAAAAATTAATTTTTTTATCTTTTCTCTTTATTAACATGGATTCTTCTGATGTAAATGATTTATTCAAGAGTAAGTAATTATTATCAATACATACTGATACATTGCTAAATATTTGATGATTCATGATATCATTTGACTTCGTAAACGAACTGGCCACATATAAATAAGAGCCTATATTAACAATTAAAACTTCACCTTCATATGAAAAATATCTTTCAATTACATCCAACCAAAATTCAGTAGCAGTTTGATTAGGATTAGGTCTAACATTTAAAAGATAATACATATCTTTTTTAACATTTTTCTTATCTTCTATTGTACATATCTCACTTTTTGCAATACAATTTGCAATCATTGCTTTACCATGCTCAAATAAAAAATCATTAATTCTTATTTCAGCAGATTTATAATTAATTAGCTCTTCAATCTCTAATGTTTTAGGATTTGTTCTTAAAAATTTCCACATTTTTTCCACCTCCTCTCTTAGATGACAAATACTGTTTCATTAATTAAATTAGATCCACTTCTTGCAAATACATAGGCACTGAATCCATCATTTTTTCTTAATTTTGGTTCGAGCTTTATAAATTTATAATTCCCAAGTTTATCTTGTTCCACTCCTGTATTATTCGCATACCAAAGCATGATTCGACTATTACAAAAATTTACTTTATAATCCGTAAAGTCTGTTAATATCTGTGGAGCAGTTAAAGCATAAATTGAACCAGTATTTCTAATAATACGTAACAATCCATTTGGATTCATACGTGTTTCTTCATATATTCCATATGACATAAATGCCTCTCTAAACAAATTCGCTCTATAGTTATCACATATTATCTTTTGAATGTAATATAGATTCATATGATCGACAACATATTTGACAACATCATAAACATTAATAGATGTTGTATTAACTATTTCAAAATCTTCAAAGCCATCATCACCATAACAATCAAATGGAAATTTTATATCTTTAAAATATGGTGATTTTTTGCATATCCATGTATGCTGTTTAAAAACATATTCACCATCAATCATAAAAAGAAACCCAACACTACAAAAATCACGTATGTCAGCAGCATCAATGCTACAAATACATATCCTATTCTCTGTGTTTGGAATATTTCTTTTTATATTTGGTTCAATAGAGCTATAGATTGTTCTTTGAATTTGTTCCCAAGTTGCTACAGTTCTAGTATCATCTCTAGCTGGATAATTAAGTCTTTTTGTCAAAAAATCAGGACGTAAACTTGGAATTTCTTTCATTTCTTTATATGCATTTCTCATTTCATGTCTAAGATTAGGAAGATAATCCCATGATGGATTAGCTTTTATCCAGCACTCTTCTTTATCAACTTCACTTTCATCTTTTATTCTGCAAATAAATGGAAAATATCCTATTTCATTTTGTCCAGTCTGAAGTATTTTTGAACATACATTTTCATAATCATCTAAAGGACCACCTCTTATATATCCATTTGTTGTGATATATATTTTCCTGCTATGTCTTCTTTTTCCAAATCCACTTGTAAATACTCTAATCTGACTATAATCTTCATATGCATGTAGTTCATTGAATAAAACACAACCACTTCTCTTTCCATCTTTTGTATTCGCATTACTTGTATTAAATTTCAAATATGACTTGGTACTTTTATTTGTGATTATTGTTTTAGTACGATAAAATTTTTGATCAAGTGATGGATTACTATCCAGCATATTATAAGCAATATCAAATGTATCATTAGCTTGATGAACATCATTACATACAATATCTATGTTATATTCTTTAATACCATACAATGGAGTTTGAAGAAAATTTAATAATGGTACAATCATTCCATCTTTACCATTTCCACGTCCCATTTCTATAAAAAAAGTATTAAAAATGACCTGGTCATCCAAGTCATACATAAACACAAAAGCATAAATAAATTTTTGATAAGGAAACAATTCATAATAATATTTTTCGCAATATTTCAAGCAATCTTCATACGTTTTTTTATCAAAAATAATATCATTTCTTGATAATAAAGG